ATTGAACGTCTGGTAACAAGCTACACCGAAAACACGGACGGCGGCAGAGACACAAGTTACCTTGACGTACAGGTTACGGAAACTGTTGACGCTGTGCGTACATATATCAACGCTGAAGCAAAAAAACGGTTTAAAACATGGAAGCTCGCAAGCACAAGCGAAAATTTCGGAGCGGGAGCGCGTGTGATGTCCCCGGGGGTTTTCCGTTCTTTCCTTGCGGAGCTTTATCAGGAAGTATTTATTAAAACCAAACAGTGGTGTCAAGATTTTGAAGCGTACAAAAAATCAATTTTTGTGGAAATTAAAGCCGGAAGCAAAACAAGGCTTGAGTATTCTCACGAGCCGAATCTAATAGGACAGTTCTACATTGCTGCGGGACTGACGCAGTTTAAATAGGGGGCAGGACATGAAACTTGAAAGAGTAAAGAGAGTTATATCACAAGCGTTAGGTGAATTGCCTATTCAGGAAAAGGGAGCGACTTTTAAACCCGCCGGAATAAAACGCGAAACAAAAGCCGGTGAAGTACCTGAAAATACAGGGTATACCGAAAGCCAAACATTCGCAGAATTGAAGCTGAAGCTTAACGCAACAGGAGCGCTTGGCGTTGAAGAAATGTCAAACATCGGTGAAGATACACTTACAATTTTTACGACAGGCGGCAAGCAGTACATGATGCCGAAGGCGTGGGTTACGGAGCCGGGAGAACTCGGCGATGCCGAAATGGACATCACTTATAATTCCGGCACCAGCCCTAGATTGGCATAAGGAAATATCATGGCAAAAGAATTTGAACTGAAACATCCTATAAAAGTAGGGGAGCTTGATGTTACTAAAATAATAATACAGCGTCCTAAAACAAAAGATTTTATCGCGGTCGGTTCGAATCCTGTTGACAGCGCCGCCGCTGATGCTTCGCTTTTTTCATCGTTATCCGGTTTACCGCTGTCTGTTGTGTATCAGATTGATATTGAAGATTGGTCGCGAATTCGAACAGAGCTTGCTTATGTATGGGTTTCTTATTTTTCAACAAAGGAATATAACGAAAACCCTACCAAAGCGGAGGAGAAAGAGACTCCGCAAAGCGAGACAGCGGAGAATGTTTAAGCTTAGAAGAAGTCTGCGATCGTGTCGCTGAAATGGTTGCAGAAATTCTTATGTTGCTTCCTGGAATGGATTTTTCAACGCTTATGGATATGCACTGGGATCAACTATCATTCTGGCATGAGAAAGCGGTAAATGTAACTAAAGCGGTACGCGGGAGAATATAATGGCGGAAATTAATACCGGCGTCACTCTATCATTAAAAGATTTATTTTCAACTGCTATGAATAAAGCCGCCGGTGCGGCTTCCGGTTTTAGTGAAAAAACACTCGGAGCTATTGAGAAAGTAGACAAAATGGCTTCCGGCACAGCGGCAAAACTTGCCGCTCTTGGTATTTCACTTTCTGTCGGTGCGGCTACGAAAGGCATTATCGAAATGGATCATCGTATGACACGGCTCGGTATTTCTGCAGGCATGTCAGCGGATGAAGTTTCAAAATTAAAACGAACTATTTTTGATACGGCGCAAGCAGCTGATATTAAAATTGATGCGAACAATTTATTAAACAGCATAGATGTAATTGTTAATAAAACCAACGATCTGCAATACGCTGAAGAAAATATCAGAAATGTCGCTCTTGCAATCCAAGCAACAGGCGAGTCAGGTGAAACAATTGGCGATATTTTTTCTGAATTTCAAAAATTTGGATATACTACAGAACACATCACATCACTGATGGACGATCTTTCCGCGCAAGCGAATATCGGCTCTTACTCATTAGCTGATTTTGCAAGACAAGCTCCTGCGATTTTCTCTTCTTACAGCAGGCTTGGCACTGTACCGGAGAATATCAAAAAAGCAAACATCGCATTGCAAATTCTTAATGCCGGTATGAAAAGCCCTGAAAAAGCGGCTAACGCTCTTTACAGTACAATGAACGAGTTGTTTGATAATCCTGAAATGCGGCGGAATTTATTACGCATGGGGATTGATATTCGAGACAAAGCAACAAAAGAATTCAAAGATTTTAACGATATTATGCTTGAAATTGCATCAAGGACTGATGATAAGCGTAATATCGATTACCTTAACAGAATATTCAGCAACTCATCCATGCAGGCGATTCGATCCTATGTATCGCATGGAGAGCGGATGTATGAAAATCTAAATGATCTCGGAGATACAACAGGGTTATTACAAAAACAATCCGCCGTAATGGCTGATACCTTGCAATCAAATGTAAAAAATTTGCAGACCGCTTTTAATAGTTTTGCAGACAGTAATTTAACAAAACCTTTATCTAATATTACAGAGCTTTTAAATAAATTATCTGAAGATCCGGAACGAATAAAAAAAATATTCACCGGGATTGCAGTCGGAATTGGAGCGATAACTGCGGTAAAAGGTGTTGCCGGAATAACCAGATTTATCTCCGGCTTATTAAAATTGAAAGGCGGAAATATTAATCTTGGTTCATTGAGTATGGCTACAGCCATGCCGGTATATGTTACCAATTGGAGCGGAGGTGGAATTCCTGCAGGAGGAATAGGCGGTGCTGGAAAAAGCGCACCTGTACCGTCTCAACAAACACAATTAGGAAAAGGAACTCCATTAACGAATGCGCAAAACGCTATAAAAAATTTAAAACCTGCTCAATACGCTGGAGCCGGTGTCACTATGGGAATAGGAGCAGCTTTTATAAAACTTCCTCAAATGATAAACGAGCTCAATCAAATAAAACAAAATGAAGAACTAACCTCAAAAGAACGAGGCAAAGTAAAAGGCGGAGCGATTGGAGATGCGACCGGCAGTATTGTTGGGGGAGTTGCGGGCGGAGTCGGTGGTATGGCGGCAGGCGCTGCCGTTGGCGCTGCTATTGGTTCTGTAGTTCCTGTGCTTGGAACAGCAGTCGGAGCCTTAGTAGGAGCAGGTGTGGGAGCTCTTGGTATGTGGTTAGGCGGTAAGGCAGGTCGTAAAATAGGCGAAGGAATAGGCGGTGCGGTAGCTGATAACAAAGAACAGCATACTCGGTCTCAATCTAGACACAGAAATAGAAGCGGAATGCCGGTATCAGATTTACCTCCGCAGATCACACAATCAGGTTCTAATATAGCTCCATTAACAGCCGAACTGGAAGGTCATGCGGTTATGGATGTTAATATAAACCTTTCAGGAAGCCGCCCGGAGGTGGCGGTAACTATGCAAAATAATACTATACCTATTCATGTTAACACCGGTTCTGCAATGAAAGTGAGGAATAATTTATGAGCGAAGCTCGTTTTGATATTTCGCTGCCTTTACCTTATGAAGCAAAATGGAGGGAAGCTTACCGATCTGAAAAAGACGATAGCCCCCGTCTTTCCAGTTACCAAGCGCCTGATGGAGAACCTATACCTTTCATTTATAAAAATCTTGATTTTTCAGGAGGGCAATCGGTTGACACAGCGGAGTACCCTTTTTTTGGATTGTGGTCTAACGAAACTTTAAACAAAAAAGCGCAGTCTATTACAGTACACGGATATTTGCGCGGCGAGTATTACATTCAACAGCGCTTAGATTTCCTTGATGCGTTAACGGTCTCTACCAGCGATGATTCGCCCGGTTTCTTCGATCACCCTTTATGGGGAAGGTTTAAAGTTGTTTTAGAAAGTTATAATATACAGGAAGCAGCAAATGAAAACGGACAATGTGAGATTTCTCTTACATTCAAACGCGCAGGTGTTTCACTTGATAAACGTATTCAAGCGCTGGATTTTAATGAATTAATAAAACCGGAAGAAACCGCTCTTGTTGCTGTAGAAATATTTTCTGAAATTGATGCGGATGCTCATTTTATGTCAAATGGATTTGGTATATTAAAAAAGAAATTGCTTGAAATTACCGGCTCTCTTCAAATGCCGCAAAATATGCTGAACAGTGTACTTAATGAAATAACCGGTATAACAAATTTGATTTCACAAGGAATACAAGTGCCTATGCAATTTGCACAGGCACTTATCAATACCGGTTTTGCAATTGTTTCGGCTGTTCTTTCAGTAGGTGAAGCTATGCAATCTATCGGCAAATATTTTTCAGGTAAAAATAATAAGAAAGATGCTGCTTTGAAGTTTTTATCTGCGTATAACTGGACGCTTCCTTTGCAAGCGTCAACAGTGCGTCAGTATAATACTCAAAAAGCGATTGAAAACCTTTATCGCATCGTAAGTTTATGCGTATCTGCAAAGATTTTAAGCGAAATGGAAGAGGAGAGCCGTGAGCGAATGGATGGATTCTTGAAACTTTACGATAAACTTGAAACAAGTGTAAATCTTGAAAATCCTGATATATATCAAGCTGTTATGGAAATGCGGACTTCACTTTCCGTTAAAATAAGACAAAGTTCATTAGCACGCGAATTAAGTAAAAGAATAGAAACACCAATTCCTATTCTACTATTATCTCATTATTTGGGATGCGACGAATATCAATTAAGAAGAATGAATGATATAGAAAATTCGTTTTTAATATCCGGAGAAGTAACCTATGTCTAAAGTGATTGTAGTTAATGTCAGCAACGGGCAAGAAATTATGTGGCGATCTATAAAGATAAAAAAATCATTGGATGAAATATGTCATACACTAGAATTGGAAATTCCGCCGATAGAAAGTAGCAAACTTAGAAAGCACAACCGGTTAGAAGTAAGATGTGTCAATGATTTGGTAAGAGACTCTGGCGGTAAAAGGCGTGTTACTACAGTTTTGATTGATGAAATAACAGAAAATGCAGATATTACAAAACACAGCTTGCAGGTTATAGGGCGATCTCCGGCACGAGATATAATAGATTCAACATGGTCTGATACCTGTTCTGATATGACGCTTAGAGAAATAACTTGTTACATAGGAAAAAAATTCGACATAGTGTGTGATACATTTCCAACGAATCAGCCGGATCCGACAGAGTTTGTATATGCGTTTGACTGGGAGAACGAAAGCCCGTGGACTAAATTAATATGCGAGGCAGACAATCAAGGTTATATTTTAACCAGCAATGAAGCAGGAAATTTATATCTTTGGCGCCCGGGTGCCAGACACGAAGAGTTCAATATTACTGAAGGGGTAAATGTCAAAAATATTCAATGGACAGAAAACGGTTCTGAGCAATTTCATGAATATATTATAACAGGCGGCGGCGAAGAAGCAAAAGTAATTGACAGTACATGCGCCGGTAACCGCACTTTAACAATAGATTTGACCGATCCTTTTATTGATGAAAAAAAACTGCGTCGCCGCGCTGAAACAGAAATGAAACGAAGGCGAGAAAATAAAACTATAGTTACTATTCCCGGATGGGGGCTTACTGACGAACAGATCAAGAGTCTTGGGGAAACAATAAGAAAAGAAATCTATTGGGTTCCAAATTTATTAATCCCTGTTAGGATACCTTCGGTTGGGCTTAATGCTAGTCTGCTTGTATCGGAAGTCGAATACACAGCGACACCCGATTCAATGAAATGTGATGTAACACTTGTAAATAAGGAGGCGTATTTGTGAGTGCTTTTTTAAAACAATTAAGCGCTAAACTTCGCAACCTTTTTTCAAGAGCTGTTTTTCAAAAAAGATATTCTGACGGCAAAGTGCAAATTAAAACACTGTCAGGCAGAGTCTTGGAACAGAAAGAATATTTTCCATACGGTTTTACTGCAAAGGCAAAAAACGGAAAAACATTTGTGTTATGTCCCGGAGGTGATTTTAATAGTTTTGAAATTATGCCGCTTGAAGCAGACAGCGATGTCCGCCCGCCTAAATTGGAAGACGGCGATGCCGCGCTTTACACGCAAAGCGGCGGGNGGATAATAACAAGAGAAAATGGGACTGTTGAACTGTATGGGACTGATGCCGGAGGTATAGTAAAAGCAAAAGAATTAAAAGACCAGCTTGACAAATTATCAACACGTGTTGACGGAATAATTGACGCTTTGAAAAATTCTGCGACAGCAGCCCAGGATGGAGGAGCGACATATAAAGCGCAGATTACCATTGCATTAAACTTGTTAACTAATAAAGAAAATTTTTCAGATTTGGAAAGTAAAAAGGTATTGCATGGAACCGGAAAATAAATCAATTACTATTGAAAACTGGAAAGAAAAAGAAGAGCTTGCGTTAATGAGTATCGGCACAGATAAAGGTTCTTGGTGGGCTGATCCGAATTTTGGAAGCGAGCTTTTTCTTTTGCAACGAAACGGCAGGGTTGACGGTCGTACTGCCGGGACACTTCGGAGAATGCTTCTTGAATGCCTTCAATGGATGATAGATGATGGGTTGGTAAAAAAAATATCCTGCCAAACAGAGCGTATAGGTAAAAACGAAATTCAGTATTATATTATTTTTTATGATATAAACGGCAATAACAGAGAGATTAAGGAGGTATGGAATGCCTTTTAAACGCGATTCATTGGCAACAATACTTGACCGCACTTATGCGAATTATATAAGTCTATTTAAACCTCTTGATAAAACACCGCGTTATAATCTGTTAAAAGTTTTTTCTTCAATCGATGCCGGAATATATCATCAGCTTCTTGGCGATCTTGATTATCTTGCGAAGCAGATTTTTCCAGACACCGCTACGGGAGATTCACTGCGCGAACATTGGTCGTCAAGAGTTCCTGTGCTTTCCGCATCTGCCGCTGTCGGAAAAATTATTATTACTGGTGCACCTAATCTTTCGGTACCTGTCGGTCTGGTTTTTTCTTCAAATACATCAGAGCGTTATTTTGTTGAAAAACAATACCGTATTAATTCAGACGGAATTGCAATAGTTGATGTTCGTTCTGAAAGTTTTGGAATAAAAGCGAATCTATCTTATGGCGAAAAGTTAAAAATTGTTTCTGCCATTCCTGCAGGAATGGATTCGGATGCGGAAGTTGCAGAAGGCGGTATTTCAGGCGGCGTAGACGGTGAAACTGATGAAGAATATCTAATCCGTGTTTTAGCGACATACCAAAACCCGATCCGTTACGGCAAGAGCGGTGATTTTGCCGCATGGGCGTTAGATTCCAGTGCGGAAGTGTCGTCAGCTTGGGAATTTACAAATTTTGGTGTATTCGGATCGCTGTTAATACAGGTTATTAACGGAAATCAATTTGACGGTGTAAATCCGGTCAGTAATATTCAGGATGTAAAAAACTACATAAATCATTTCGCTCCGCTAATGCCGTTTACAGTCCGCACTCCTCAAATTATTACATTAAACCCTGTTGTCTCATTGCAATCGCATGAAGATAGTTTATCAAATCGCGTTCTTGCTGTGAAACGAATGTGTATGTTTTTAAATATAGAAGCAAAACCGGGCTTTCTTGTAACTGCCGGGAAATTAAGAGATTCCATTGTTGATGGAATAATAATAAGTGAAGCAACAGTGAAACTGGACGGTAGTATCAACGGAACGGTTCCTACTACAATTCTGCAATACCCTTTTCTTGGAGATGTGATATGGGAATAAAAGCACCAATCCATGAAGTAGAATTGTATGAAACCGCAATAAAAAAACTGTTTCCGTCAGGAGATTACTGGAACAAACAATTTGCAAATCCGCAAAGCGATGTGTCATTATTTTGCAAGGCAAAACTTCCCGAATTTTTACATTTCCGCAACAGAATGTCCGCATTACTAAATGAAAGCAAAGTATGTCTTACAGAAGAGCTGTTAGATGAGTGGGAAAAGCTATTATTTGGTACAGTTTTTTTTGTTGGTACATCTGTTTCTATACGAAGGGCAATACTTCTTCAAAAATTCAGCAGAGTTTCTTCTTCTGTTGAAATACAGCAAATTGCTCAAATATTTGGTTATAACATTTCAGAAGTACAACTGCCTTATCGTCCGGCATTTTTTGGTTTTTCTTCTTTTGGAATTAACCGCATTGCCGGTCCCGCTTTTCAACGTATTATTTATATTTCAGTTAATGTCCAAGAAAACAGCGATATGATAGAAAAATTTGAGAATATTCTTTTGCAAAGTATATTAATAAATTTTAAACCTTATTTTTTTTATAATGGAGGAAAATAATAATGCCTGGAATGTATCCTGAAAACGAAATATTGGAAATATTTAATGAAACCGTGTTATATCCTGGTGTTGATCCTAACACCGGTAAATTTACTAATGGAGACTTTAATGATCCGCTGATAAAACCTTCATATATTCCGGCAGAAACGTTTAATCTTGTAATTGATAATTTGGAGAGTTGTATCAAAGAACTTGGACTTAAACCAAATAATAAAGAGCCGGACCAGTTGATAAGGGCTCTTAAGAAATGGGTCGGTCGCGGTGGATATTTGGATGAGTTTAATTTTGAAACATCAAAACCTACGCAGCAACAATTGACGGATTATGCATTATCTCAAATAACGACGCTAACAAATAAAGAAGAAATTTTTAATTATACGAAAATACCAAATAAATATGATGGACATGTATGGATACTGACAAATACACAAGAAACAGAACCACCGGTTTTTGAATGGAGTGATAACGGTCCTGGTATCTTTGCTCCGTTAAACGAAAATTATGGAGGTTACGCAAAAGGAGCTGCTCCAACAGATCCTCCGGAATATATACGTGCGGTGTCGAATGGAAAAGGTAAACTTGAAATAGACATTGCTCTCTTGTCTAAAACATTTTTCTTGATTGCACACCCTGTTAATTCGCTTTATATGACAGTAGCTCCCGACGAATCCACAACCGATCAAATGGCAGATAAGTACGGCGGTACATGGGCGAGATGGGGCGCAGGAAGAGTACCGGTATCGCTGGATTTAAACGACCCTTTATTT